CCAGCATCGTTGAGGAAGCGTTCATTAACGCCGTCGGAAATAACGAATGGTGACGAAGTATTTTTCGCAACAATAGTTACCCAGTTAGCACCGTTGTCACGGGTAGCTTGGATAGCAATGTTAGCAGTAGCAAATACCACATAAGCACCAGCTGGAACTAGGGTGTTCGCAGTACCAGTGTCTTGAGTAGTAATGGTTACAGCTTGAAAATACGCACCGGGCGTGTTACTTCCAGCGCCAGCGAGAATGATTTTATTGAGTGCGAGTGCCATGTTATTTTCTCCTTATAGTGTTAACGAGTTATAACCGGTCACTACAGTCATTGACTTAGGCTTGGTTGATACCAACTCAGCGATAGTCAAAACTGCACCAACATAACCAACTTGCCAGTTAGGTAAGGTGGACTCAAAGCCAGTGAATACAAATGAACCTTGGTCATGTACATACATGGACATATAGTTCGTATTCAAGAGGTAGAGAGTACCTTCTGGGCAATATGGGTCTGGATAAATTGGAACGCCAGCGACCATCAAAGCACGGAAAGCTGCTTGAGGACCGTCAGCAGAGTCATTGAAGCCAGCACCGGGGGTGATGACATATTGCTCTTGTCCAACATAATCTTGAGCCAACAAAGTCCAAGTACCGAATCCGCAAACACCGAAGGTTGGCACTTCTGCGCCATTCTTAACAGTGCCAGAGATGTACTGGAGTACGTTTTGACGAGTTGGGTTTACAGAACCGGCTGCATAAGCCTTGGACTGCCACCAAGTATAAGCACTACGGTCAATGTTACCGTAAGTACCAGAAGCGGAAACCGCAGCTGGCAAGCCAGTAAATTGCTGAGTGTTAGTACTGTTGGTGTACAAGGAAGTAGCCATTGCATCCATCATCACATTGGTTGCATCGTTCATACGAGCTTCAATGAGAGGAATAATTGCATGGTCTTGCTGTACTGCACCTTCCATTCCAAGGAAAGGAACTGGGGCAATCATCAGCTTGAGGTCAAATTCTGCGTTGTATGCACCTTGCTGAACTGCTGGCTGTGCAAACGAACCGCTGTAGTCAGACCACTGAGCGTTAACGAATTGCGACCCTTGTACGGGTACGGTTACGGACGACACACCACCAGTTGCTTGTTGGCTGTTAGCCAGTAGAGCAGCTAATAGTGGAGTCGAGTTATAAAGTTGTACGACCAGCTTAGGGATGAAAGCACGGCGAGTTACGTAAGTAAGTTCGTTATACTGACTTGACCCTGTTGCTGGAATAATACCTCCGCCTATTGGCATAGCTATTCTCCAAAATTAAAAAATTGAATCCCCATCACAACCCAATCGGACGGTTCGGTTTACGCAGTTCATGTAATGCTTTGAACGCTTCATCCCGTGCTGCACCCACTGGGTTCTTCATAAACTTCGTTAAATCCCACTTACCCATGGTGTTTGGCTGATACGCACTGCCAGTTGGTTCGGCAGCTTGTTTCATCCAATTCCAGTATTCCGCTGCAGTTTCATGGTCAGCAATCTTTTTATCGAGCATGACCTTTTCTACTGCAGAAATGTCTTCTTCAGACTTAACTAGACCGTTTTTGATAAGTGAACTTCTACGCTTTTCAAGCGTTTCAAGAGCTTCACGTTCACGAAGTTTCGCTTTGATAGCCTCATTTTCTGCACGCATTTGGTCTAATGCGGAAGAAGTACGGTCTTCAATCTCCAATTCGGGAATGGGAAGGTCTGGATTAACCGACTTGGTTAAACGCAAAAACTCCTTACGTGTCTTGGGGTTGTCGGCTAATTTCTTAGCTAACGCTGCCAATTCATCACGGGCTTCTAAACTTAAATCTTCTAATGACATAATCAATCCCCTTTAAAAATTAAATTACTTTCTTGCCGTCACCGGGAGGCACGATGGCATACTGATTCTTCTTGCCAATCTTGCTTGCGGTGTCCAATCCACCAAACTGACTAAAGCGTGGTGTATTGGTAATCTGACCGTTTTGCTGCGAGTTATCCGTTGGACGGCGTGGTGCTGCAGCTCCACGTGGTTTAAACAAATCCATAATGACTCCTTACATTGGAATTGGTTGGTTTTGGGTTCCCGGTAAAGGGGCTAATGCTGCGACTCGCTGCTCGGGTGAAGCTCCGCCAGCTTGAGGCAAGGATTGAATCATCTGCATAATCTCGGCTGGAATAAGCTCACGGGTCTTGGCTTCACGGCTGCCAAATGCTTTGGACAGGCTGCCAATAACCTTGGTAAGTTCTTTACCTTCTGCGCTTTCACTACCGACTGCGGGCAAAGACTGTTGCAACAAGTCTAGTGCCATTTGAATATTAATCATGGCTCCCTCTTTGGAGCCTAGTTTTGGTTCTGGAGTGGACATCGGAGAAGCCATTGGCGGGGTTTCTTCAGCGTCCATGCCGCCTTCTTCCTCGTCTTCGCTCTCGCCGTTACCCTTCATCTCGATTTCGATTTCGCTTAACTTCTTCGGACCTTTTTGACCCGCAGCCATTAGCTCCATCAATTTTTCTTCCATCGCCATAATCGAACCTTTGTAAGTACTTACTTCGCTTTATAACAAAAAAAATTATTTTGCACAATTAGTTGGTGGAATCGGCTCTCCACCGGGAGGTCCCACACGTGTTATCTACGGGTTTTACGTCCACGCATCATTTTGCGACTGTACATCATGGTTATCTCCTTGTCATGCTACGGTAACTGCGGGGTTGAGAAACTGGTGATTGACGGGCAATGGTACGTGTCATGCCTAATGAGCTTGGTCTTTCGTCTTGACGAAGTGCCTTGGCAGCCAATCGAGGTTGGTCTTGAGGACCTACGGTTTGACTAATTCCATCTACGGGTGCAGCCATGTTATTCCTCCGTTGGTAACTCTGGTGCGGATGGCGGGGCAGCTGGGGCGCTTTCTGGTGGCATCATCGCTGCCATTTCAGCTTCCTTTTGCTCTTTAATCCGTAACTTCTCTATGAGTAATTGTTTCATTGGTGGTTCTAGCAAGTCAAGCAATGATTCACGGTCAATCGCTTGAGCTTGGAATAGGTTAAACGCTAGTGTTCGCAAGTCCTCAGTAAAGATAGGGCTATTGCTGTGGGCATCGACCTTCACTACAAAGTCTTTGGTGAACTGGTTGGCAATAAACTTAATATCCCTGTCGTCCGTGTAAGTCGTATTGTCATAGACTTGCATGAGCTTAAGGTACAAAGTTGCTACCTTTTCAAGGCTATCCTCGACAATTAATGCTCGCTTTTTGGCTCGGGATGAACCCAGACGGGCAAGTTGGCTTGCGTGTCCAGCACTGCGAACCCCTGATTCTCCTCGTCCTTGTAGAACAGAACTGATGCCGGAAGCCTCTGCGAACATAGCATCAATTTCAGCAATCTCCCTATATGAATCGTTAGGTATGGACGGGGCGAGCTGTTCGATTTTAGCGTTTGGACTATCGGTTGCGAGAAGTCCAGCTGCTCGATTGAGGGCAAAGTTCTTTTCATCGAGTATCCCTGTAAAGCCAATTAAGGCGGTTGGCGGGGCTACTTGCTTGGATAACAAGTCAAGAATCTCAGTCATGCGCTTATTACGCATTTGCTGTAAGAAAATCAACATTTGTACTTCGGATTGACCCCAGAAGTAGTCATACTGTGGGTTTGGAGCTAGTTGGATAAATGGCAATTCGCCTTTTAGGAACAAACTCTCGCCCGGACGGTCATAAATCACTACGTCTGGGTCAGCAATGGTTACGCACTGGTAATCCTCAGTATCGTCATTCCATACCCATAGCTCACGCATCTCAATCGTGTCTTCGGCTACTTGTGGCTTGTACTTGTTCATGCCTCCCAAGTCCATATTGACGTTACCGTAAATGGTTGGCGTGACTGAGCTTGTAATAATCCGGTCCATCGCTTCAGGAATTTCGGTACGCTCATGCTGCACTGCGTTAACCCGTGAAACAATCTCATCCCTACGTGGATGGCTGTACAAACGGTTGTAAAGCTCGG